AATCAGCTTGTCTTTGAAAATGTGCAAGATTTAAATATGCAATATCAAGTAAAGGTGGTTTACTTACTAAATTTTCAACTTTTCCAGAATAAACAGTGACTAATGGTATTTCACCAAGAGAAAAGCTACCCGACTCTGCTAATTCGTAGTCTTTTGCTCCAGCAGGACTAGACATATCTCCTGCATATCCTCCACCATCATCTTCATATAGATCTTCAACTGTTTCTCTTTTTCTGAAAACACGGTAGCGACCTGGTTCTATAACTCTCATCTGATCATAAATTTTTTCACCAAACTCACCATCAGGTAATACAGCTTTTTCTGCAATCCTAACTTGCACTAAGTTTCCATAATTTGATTCTCTATCTAATCTCCAACCATAAATATTATTAGGATCTATCTCAATCCAGTAAGGTCTACGATTTTGTTGCCTTTCCTCCGCAAGACTTAATGCACCAGATGGTGCGGGATAATCAACAAGAATATGACTTTGACCATAAGTAAGAGAACACATTAATAATCTTCTTGCATATTCATCTAAATCAGAACCACAACCATCAACATCCATTTTAAACATTTCTGTCCAATAAGGATCACCTATCAATGCTATTGGTTTTCTTAATACAAGACCTGTAGCTGCTCTTATTAATCTTTGTGTAAAAGGAGAAAATACTGCTCTATTTACTCTTGCAAGATAAGCATCATAATCTTCTCTTGGTTCTAATGGTAAAAATGCTTCAGAGTTTTCACGGAGATATTCTGTTCCTTCTGTTACTGCCTTCATTATTTCCCAACCTTTTATCATATCTATAACTGCTCTAGTTCTAGTGAAAGGACTATCACTTCCACCTAGATAAGAACTGGCTGTAATACTTGTTTGAATTCTTCCTGGGACTGCGTAAGTCATGTCAACACCTCCATCGTTTTAAGGCTAACGCTTTTCTTGTAGGTCTGCCTTTTTTATCTTTCAAAGGCCCAGGCATTCCAGACATTCTCGCACAGAAAGACTTTCTTCTTGCCTTTTCTGCTGGTGTAAGTCCTGATTTTTTAGTAACAGGTGCTTTTAAATTACTTCCAGTAGCAGCATTATATTTTCTACGACCTTTTGCTGTCAGACCACCTTTTTTTGATTTTTCACCTCTACCAACAGATAAACTTACAGATTTACGTTTTTTTCTCATTATTTACCTACCTTTGCCTGTGCTTTTTTATGAGCAACAGTAAATGAATCCCCTGCTCGCATTCTTCTTTTCATAAACTCCATATGCTTATCACTATGATGTTCAGAATGTTTATCTAATAAATTTTTTTGACGAGTAGTTAATTTCATTTTTTCTTCTTTTTCTTCTTTTTAGCTTTTAATTTTTTTAAATCAGCAGCAGTGATTTTATCTCTAGGAGGTGCAACAGCAGCCAATTTCCTTTGTTTTGAAGAATAAGAACCTTTAGGCATGATTTTTCCTAGATAACTCTATGTTACCGCTTTCCTTAAGATTTTACACTTATTTCTTTTTCTTTTTTGTCTTAGTTTTCTTTTTCTTACCTTTTTTGACACTTGCGATGTAACCTTGACATCTAGCCATTGCGTGAGATTTGCTCATTTTTTCTTTTTAGTAGTTTTTTTACGTCTATGTTGATATGTTATCTTCTTGCTACTTGTTTTTTCACGTTTAAATCTTGCTTTTTCTGCTGCGGTCATCTCACCTACTGTCTTAGGTGTCTTACTTGATACACGTTTACTTGGTCTACAGGCAGGATATCCTCTTTTTTCTCCTGTTGAACGACCACAAGGCTTACCCGTCTTCACATCAACCCAATTTTCCTTGAACCAACGTGTTAAACCACCTTTGGCTCTAGGATTTGTACTACTTTTTCTTTTTTGTGGCACGTTTTTTCTCCACTCGATAAGTACCTCCACGTTTTTTGTACTCTCGTACAAGCCACGCATTTGCATATGCAGAAGGATAAACAGCGAACTTGCGTTTAGCTTCGGCTTTTACTCTAGCGTAAAGAGCTTTATTTACAGGAACATTCACTACGTTTTTTACCTCCCTTCTTCTTCTTTTTCTTTTTCTTCATCCCAGTATGGTAAGGCATAGTAAGAATTAGGTAGTTCTTAGTATATTCTAAACGCAGTTTGACCTAATGTCTCTGGTTTTGCCAGATTAAACTGTTGCAAACATAAATACCCAAAAGCATCAAAGGCATGATCCACACCTAAATTCTTATTAGGAAGTCCAGTATTTGGTGCATATGTAAGAGTTCTAAGTGCTTTTATCAATTCTTTACATCTAGGATGAATTAATGTCCTTCTTTCTCCATCAGCATCATACAAAGCAGTATTAACAGCAGTAATTTTATCTCTTATCCTCCAGGGTGATCTAGGACTCATAACAGTAAAACCATTTCTTCTTAAAATCGTATGATCTGTAACTCCCACCCCACTAGTTTTTCTTGCACTACCCGTAGGGTCAGGACAAGCAATAACTCTTCGATCTACCCCATATCTTCTTACCACTTCATCTGCAAAATCCCAAGTGGTAGCACCACCTGTCAGCATTATCTCGTCAAAGACATATAGTGTATTATTATGCTTTACAGCACAGATTCCTGCCATAGGATCAACGTTAAAATCTAACCCAATTAACAAAGGAAGCATATGTAAATCCTGTACTTCTTTATCAATATTTTCATCACTAAAACTAATAGCAACCAAACCAGTTAAATTTTCAAAACTAGCTTCAAATTCCTGTCTAAATGTCCTTGCATCAAGTTGCGACCTAGCTGCTTCAACTTCTTCTGCCTTAACATTGCCTCCTTCAATCGTAGTAAAAGTCCATCTTTGCCAATCATCTAGTTCCTGTTCGCCACAAAAACACCACATATCATAAAACCAACTTGCAGTTCCATCAGGAGTAC